TCAAGAAGTTTTCAAAAATTTTCCTGATTTTGATTTGTGTGACCATCTTACTGTTTCTGGGAATTTTGAGACAAATAAACACACAATCCAACAACAGATTGACTGTAGAAATTTTAGTAATTCACATATTCCTACCTTTGATGATTATTTAAAACTAAAAGTAGCTGTGAGAGATACTATTAGAAAATTACAAATTGAAGATTTAGGTGAAGTAAGTATTAGTGATATTCAAGATTTTGATTTTGATCTTAACACTATGCCGGGATACAGATATCAACATTATTTTAATGCACAAAAGAAATCTGAATGTGTTGATCTTGCAGTTGCTATTGGTGAGGAGAGGTACAAGAAGATTCTGAATGCTTCAAGAGAAGGTAGAACTATTAACAGAGATGAGATTATTCCTGGAATTTATAGTATTGGTGCAAGGAATAGTCGAAGAACCTCAGATGATTTTGGCGAAGTTGCTAAATCAAGAGCTGTTCACATGCCAGAATGGCATACTGAACTTCATGGAGGAATCTTTAGTGATAGAATTACTGCTCATCTAGTTGAGAAGGGAGTTGGTCCTATTTATATAGGTAACTCCTTCATCAAGTATGATAGACTTGAGAAGCAGTTATCTGAAAATTTTTGTGCTATTGAAGGAGATTGGTCTAAATTCGACGCAAGTCTATGTAATGTGTTTATTACAATAGCTTGTAGTATTTTTAGATTATATTTCCCTCCTGGTCTTCTGTATGACAATCACTTTTTGGCAATTCTTGACACACTTGTGATTAAAGATTATCATGTTGTTGGTGGTAGTGTTTTACGAATACTCCATGGTCTACCTTCAGGTAGTAAGTGGACAAGTTTATTTGGTTCAGTGATTAATTTACTTATACTAAATTACTCTTTTTCCCGTGTAAAGTATAAAGATCGTTCTTTTGCTATTGGTGGAGACGACTTCGTAGTTTTTATTAGAGATAAAGATTGTAGTTTAGATGAACTTGAGGAGGACGTCCTCTTTAAGGCTTCAGAAATGGGAATGGTGTTGAAGTATTTTTATAAGAAGAATTATAAAAATTCAAGAGATGTAGATGATTATCCAGTTTTCTACAAATACACAGTATTTGAAGGGAAGCCTGTTACACCTATTGAATCATTATTTGATAGAGTGTTTTCACCTTGGAATAAAGTCCGTCCTACATCACTTTCTGTTTTGAAGTTTTTAGATGACATAATGCCTTCTTTAGCTTATCCTTCAAATGGATGTCTTGTCTATTATCAATACTATTCGTATGTATTTTACAGATGTTTCAAAGTTCCTATTTCAATTAATGAACTTGCAAGAAGACATTATGTTTTATATAAACGCATGATGGGTGATGAGATTTCACTTGATTGTCTACAAGATGAATACTATGCTAATAAAAGAAATGTCTTTGCTAATTACCTAAAAATTACAAAATATGTCAAATCTGTGTTTTGTTTGTAGGTATTAGATTTATCTTTTTTTGGAATGTTTGATTTAAATTCTCATTATTCTTCTTTTCTTACTTGTTTTTTAAAATTGAGTTAGAAAGTTTTGAATTTTGTTTGTTTTTAATTTAGTCAGGGTTTTGCTCACAACTTGTGAGTGAAT